CGTCACCGGATTAATTATTCACCAACACCCCACGCACGCTCATGCTCAATACATGACCGTTGCTTGCAGCGAGTTGTGGAATGGTTTACCATTAAAATGTGGTGACTCTTGTAGAGGACATGGTTTAATCAAAACGGAAGGAAAGAAGAATCATAATATTATTGACATCCCTGACGATGAAACTATTAACAAAAATCTTGCCAAACTTGGAATTACCGAGGAAAATATTTCAAGCTTTTGCCAATATTGTGCTGTTAATAGCCACATCACTGCAGACTGTAAGAACAAACTAAAGAAATGCACCCGGTGTAAGTCTTTAGAACATGGTGTTCTCTCATGTCCACAGTCGATCAAGAATGTTAATAAATCAAATAAAAAGAGGGGTGCACTCAAACAACAAAGCACCAACCAAAATCAACCTGAAACTCAGTCTCCAGCGTTTGAGATACCTCCACCATCAGCAGAAAATGTTGATGGAACAATAGAGACTGAATCTAAGTCGGCTGGGGAAGAGCCGAACAAAGTCACTCCTGAAAATGAAGGCCCAAAGGAAGCAGTGACTGCCCAAGATGGGGAAGCAAAGGAATTCCAATGGAAAAAACCAACCCAAGCTGAACCATCCTCTACACCTCCAGAAATCAAGAAGGAATTTCCGACTATTTCTGAGACAAAGGTTAGACCCAACAAAAAACAAACCGTGAAGGAAAACACGGCACCACCCAAAAAACCGACCCCTGTGAGCCCAAACACAGGATTAACCAAAAAAGAGCCAGCTGATCCACCTGCAAAGACCCATAATAAAAAAACAAGAAAGCAGGACAGGAAAGCCGGTAAAGGAAAACAAAAGGAATCGGTGGTGATTCCTCACACTCCCCACAACAATAACACCCTACAGGTGGAAAATGTTGCTGCGGTGAGACAACCTGCACCACCAAAAGAACCCACAGCCATGGATAAAGCCCTGATTCGACAGAAGGATTTTGAAGCTCAAGTAATTGAGGACAGAATCACTCGAAGGGAAACCCAGGCCGGAGTCGTTTCTTACAATCACAATTCGAGGA